TATGACTAATCCTGACCTAGTAGCTACAACTTATTCATTTGAATCAGCGATGTTCTTCTTTGACAAAAACAAATTGTGGTCAATTTGTGATCAAGGAATCAACGATGCAGCTATCTTAGCTCTTACAAAAAGAATTAACGGTGGTACTCACGGGTTAGAAGACAGAAATCAAAAAACTAAAAAGTACTACGAATACGTTAAATAGTAAAATATAAGATGAAGACTTCACTTTTAATTACATTATCATTGACAACAGCATGCGCATTTATAGGTTCATACTTTATGAATCTTACGGCAGATAACATCGAACAATACCTTTCAGTAGCATTTGTAATTTTTGCTGATGGGTTCTTTGGTGTTTGGGCTGGAGTTAAAAGAGAAGGATTCAGAACATATAAAGCATTAAGTGTACTAAAAACATTTATATTTTGGATAGTAATGCTTTCAGCTATATTAACAATAGAAAAAGGATTCACTGGAACATCATGGTTAAGTGAGACAATTATGGCTCCATTCTTAGTATTCCAGTTAATCTCTATTCTAAAAAATGCCTCAATGGTAGGAGTAGTTAAAAATGAACTACTAACACAAATCCTAGATAAACTAGATAAACATAAAGGAGACAGAGATGTTACAGAATAAACAAAACATTTTATTGGTTATAGTAATTGTATTAATAGGTTACAATATATTTACTACAAACAGCATCAGAACAGATGTAAAAGGGTACGAAGCTAGAATAGATTCAGTCCAAACCAAAATAGATTCAGCACAAGTAATCAATAAACAAATTGATGTTAAAATTGATTCAGTGAAAGAAAATGTAGTTTCTATCACAAAAGAAATACACCACATAGATAATACCATAACAATTGTAAAAAAACAAACAGATGACAAAATTAATACTGTTGATAAGTTTTCTAACGCTGAGCTTGAATTCTTTTTCACAAACAGATACAACGAAGGTAACACTACCAACTAAAGTAGTAAGATTAGCAGCAAAAGATTTAGTTCGCTATGATGGATGTAAGGTAGAATTAAAACTTACTCAAGACAAAGTTATTAAATTACAGGAAAGAGAAGCACAGAAAGATACTATTATCAACTTCTTAACTGTTAAAGATAAGAACAATCAGTTCATCATTGGACAGAAAGACGTTCAAATTGGAGAGTATAAAGGAATGACTGATGACTTGAAGAAAGAATTAAAAGGTCAAAGGAATAAAACATTCTGGTATAAGGTACTAGCTTTTGTAAGCTTATCCACAGCATTATACTTTGCAAAATAATTAAACTAAGGCTTGTTTTTACAGGCCTTTTTTCTTATATTATAGTTATATAAAAATGTTATTATGAATGATAGAGAAGCAACTTTTACTATTGACGAACCAATTCAAAAGAAAGAACTAGTAAACCATCCAAACCATTACGGAGGAAAAGATAATCCCTACGAAGCCATAAAAGTTATTGAAGCCTGGAAGTTAGGTTTCTGTTTAGGAAATACTATTAAGTATATTTCAAGAGCTGGAAAGAAAGATGATACAGTCCAGGAGCTTGAAAAAGCTTTATGGTATTTAAAAAGAGAAATCAAAAACTTAAAAGATGGCAAAGAAAACTCTTAAACAAGTAAGCCTGATAAGAGATTTCTGCAATCCAGTTATCGATTATAATATCAGCAAATCAATTTCATACAGTCAAACTCTAGCATATAATACTTGTCCACACCAATGGGCATTGAAATATGTTAAAGGATTGCAGGAGTATAAGCCTTCCATTCATACAGTTTTTGGTACAGCAGTACACGAAGTGATGCAGGAATGGTTAACAGAACTCTATGAAGGAACTGTAAAAAAGTCAAATGAGATGGATTTGAATACACTTCTATTGGAGAAGATGCAAACAATCTATGCTCAAGAGAAAGAAAAGTATGGAAAACACTTCTCTACCTCTCAAGAGTTATCTGAGTTTCATAATGATGGTATTGAAATATTGGAGTACGTTCGTAAGAAACGTTCTGTTTACTTCGGTACCAAGTACTATAAGCTGGTTGGAGTAGAAATTCCATTGATACATAAAATAGCCGATAATGTTTTCTTCAAAGGATATATTGATATTGTTCTCTATGATGAGCAGGATGACAAATATATCATTTTAGATATTAAAACATCAACCTCAGGATGGAACGATTATGCAAAGAAAGATGATAAAAAGCTAGCACAATTACTTCTATATAAAGAATTCCTAGCAAGACAATTTGATATAGATGTCGATAAGGTAGATGTAAAGTATTTTATTGTAAAGAGAAAGGTTCCTAAAGATCCAGAATTTGCAGCTATGGGTAGAAGAGTTCAAGAGTTTGTACCTCCATCAGGAAAGATTAAAAGAGGACAAGCCACTACAGCACTTACGAAATTTATTAACGATGCTTTTGATAGTCATGGTCAGTATATTGATAAAGAGTATGATAAGACTCCTTCAAGATCAAACTGTATGTTTTGTGAATTTAAAGGAACAGAGCACTGTCATGCAGGTGTTTTAGGATAAGGGTATATTTATATATAAATATAATTATATAAACTATGAACACTAAAAAATTAACATCGGTTAAGGTAGAAGAGGATCTTCTACAGGAATTTAAAGAACAGTGCGTAAGGCATAAATTTTCTCTACAAAAGCTTGTAGACAGAGCAATTTTTTTATATCTTACAGAAGATAACTTTAAACAGAAGTTACACACACAAACAAATATTAAATTAAAATAGTTACATGAAAGAAAATTTTCGTTATGTTAAGAAAGAGGATCGTAAAAAGATTCTTCTGTTATGCGATGATATTAGGATGCACTCCGGTATCGCAACTATGGCCAGAGAGATTGTTGTAGGAACATCTCATCACTTCAATTGGCTAAATCTAGGTGCAGCTATCAACCATCCAGAAGCAGGTAAAGGATTCGATATCTCAGGAGAGATAAATAGGTTAACAGGTTTAGAAGATTCCTATGTAAGAGTACTTCCTAACAATGGTTACGGAGATGCAATGCAAATTAGATCTCTAATTGCTCAAGAAAAGCCAGATGCAATTTTTATCTTTACAGATCCAAGATACTGGACTTGGCTATTTGAAATCGAAAGAGAGATCAGAAATGAAATTCCTTTGATGTATCTAAACATTTGGGATGACTATCCAGCACCTCTGTATAATAAACCTTTTTACGAGTCATGTGACTTATTAATGGCAATCTCAAAACAAACTAAAAATATTAATGAGATTGTATTAGGAGATCTTGCTAAAGATAAAATTATTAAATACGTTCCTCATGGAATAAATGATAAGTTTTTCTTCCCTATGACTTCGGTAGAGGATATTAAAAACTTAGATGAATTTAAAAAGAATTTATTTGGAGGAAAGGATATTGAATTCGTAGCATTCTTTAATTCTAGAAATATCAGAAGAAAATCTCCAGGAGATGTAATACTATCTTACAGAATGTTCTGTGATATGATCGGAGAAGAGAAAGCAAAAAAATGTGCTCTTGTAATGCATACACAAGCTGTAGATGAAAATGGTACAGATCTTTTTGCAGTAAGAGAAGCTATTTGTGATGATAGTTATGTGAATGTATTCTTCTCACAAGAGAGATTAGATACTCCTCAAATGAATTTACTTTATAATATAGCAGACGTTGGAATGCTTATCACTTCAAACGAAGGATGGGGATTATCTCTAACTGAAACTATGATGGCAGGTAAAATGATTATTGCCAACGTAACAGGTGGTATGCAAGATCAAATGAGATTTACAGATGAGAACGGTAAGTGGATTGATTTCACTTCAGACTTCCCTTCTAATCATAGAGGAACATATAAGGAGTGTGGAGAGTGGGCAGTCCCTGTATTCCCTTCAAACATTTCAATGGTAGGCTCAGTTCCAACTCCTTATATCTTTGACGATAGATGTGAACCTTTAGATGTTGCCAAAGCATTAAAAGAAGTTTATGAAATGGGCAAAGAAGAAAGAGATAGAAGAGGATTAGCAGCTAGAGAATGGGTAACATCAGATGAGTCAGGAATGTCAGCACGTCAGATGTGTGAAAATGTACTTGATGCAATGACTGAATA